ACCTCTACCCTGTGTTTTTTCGCATAGTGACGGCGTGAAGGTCTTCCGCAGGGGCGCGGGGGTGGGTACGCCCCCCTTATCTGGTCTTGAAGCTCTTCCAGTCGAAGGATTGAGGAAGATTTCGGTTAGAAATAATTCCCGCGGACGCGGGAGCCTCCCTTTGCTCCAAAACCTTGTCCGATTTCTGCCGGTTACAGCTCAGATGTGCCAGCTGCAGGTTGGCCAGATCGGACGGGTGACCGCCTCGATTGATGGGGATAATGTGATCGACCGTCTTGCTCATGGGATTCGGATAGCGCAAGGAGAAATCGACCGGCTGGCCGCAGATCCCACACACCTTCTGCGTGGCGTAGATCTTCTTTTTGTTCCGGTCAAGGGCTGTCCGATGCTCCCCCAGCTGGTCGGATCGGTAGATCTTCGCGGGCATCCATACCGCCTCCGTCACTTGTTCACGCTACAAGCCTACTCCTGTTCCTTGGCTTTTGTGGCTACAAATCACAGCAGGCCCAGGTTCCCAGCTACCAGGCGGATGAAGTCACCGTGCCACTCCTTTGCCGCGCCATAGGACACATGGCAGTATTTGGCCGCGCCCTCCAGGGTGTGACTCTTCCGGAAATACACCCTCTCGATGATCGCGCAGCGCCACTTGCCATTGGGCAGACGCCTGGTCTCGGCCATGGCCCGTTCCACCGCTTCAAGACGCAGCTGCTCCTTGCGCGGCAGCTCCTTCATGGCCAGATCCTCGGTCGGCATGGAGATCCCGCTCCCGCCTCCGTTGGCGTTATACCTCGGCGTGATCACGACGGAGGAGCGCAGCCGTGCCAGTTCCCTCTTGTAGTCGGGATAGGCACGGAGAACGTTCTTGACGTAGCCCCACCACAGCTCTCTCGGTTTGCTCATGTTCGTTTCACCTCTCTGTTATCAGGACTTTACACATTTACAAGGAAAGGGAAAAGCCGCCGCGCGGCTTTCGTTATTCATCGGCCCGGCCTCTTCGCCTGGGCTTGTGATACTCTTTTACATAGTGGAAGCACATGTACCCGTAATGGTTGTACTCCACATATAAGAAGCGGTAGCCCTTCGGGGCCACCGGCGGACGCTCCGGCGAATAATTCACCTTGCACTCGGTGGGCTTTTCAACATCCGGCGTTTTGATGGTCTTTCGGCTGTACTTGTATCGGACGCGGCCGCCCTGCTCGGGCGTCCAGTGGTCAAAGAGATAATTGGCCAGGCCCGTGTAATCCTGGCCGCAGTCGATCCCGTTATAGCGGCAGTTCTCGCGCAGGTGCACACAGTGCTTGACCTCGCCCTGCGTCCACAGAGAAAGGATCGCCTCCTCCGGGATCCCGTCGGACACCATGTGAAAGTGGATTCGGTCCGTGGACTTGCCGCGGCCCATATAGAGATTGATCTTGCTCTCCGGATAGGCTTTCTTCAGTGCCTTATAGAAATCGTCCCGGATCTTCCGTGCTTCCTCAAAGGTATGTACTTCATGCTCGCCGTCGAAGGTGTGGGTGCTGTAATAGGAGCTCGGCCCATAGTTGGCGTTGATCAGCCGCGCATGATAGCGCCGTGCGATCAGGCGCCGATGCTCGGCCCGCTCCTCATCGTTCTTGAAGCGGACCCGCGGCTTGGCTTTCTTTGGCTCCTTCACGCGGTCACTGACGTTATACACAACCTGATCGCAGGCGGCTCCGCTGAAAATGCGGCGTTTCATCTTCATGACGAAAACGCCTCCTGAATGCTGCGGCCGATCGCTTCGATGGCTTGTCCGGCGGCAGTGGCCAGTTTTCTGGTTGCTTCGGCGACAGCGTCTATCGTTTTGCTCACAGCTTCCCCTAACTTCACCCAGTCAATGTTTGCCATCCGCAGAACACATGCATATCCCTGGTCATAGCTCATCCCGTCGGCTATAACGTCGGCGGCGAGCTTTTCCGCCACGTTTCGGCTATAGCCCTTCGACATGCATAGCTTGATAAAGCGTTTTCTGGTCATGCCGTTTCCGTTCCTTTCCAGTATTCTTCCGAAAACATCGGCTCCACACTCTTCCAATAGGCCTCTACGCTGGGAGCAGCACGCGGGCCCGCTCTTGATACCCATTCCGCAGTGTTTCTTTTGAAGCCTTTGCCCATGAGGAGCTTCTTAAGGCGCTTCCGTGTCATGGTTTCTCGCCTCCATAAAACAAAAATGGTTCTATCTGTTGTTGCCTTGGTCTTCATAGAACCGGAAACGCCGGTTTCTGGTTCTATCAGGATCAAGACGGGCCGCCGCGTGGGCGGCCCTGGTTTTATTCCTCTGCCGGAATGATGGTGGGAGTGACCTGCAACCCCTGCTTTATGAGATAGAGACTTACATATCCGCCAGCATATTCCGCGACATGTTCAAAGGCGGACGTTTCCTCAATCAACCTCCCGTGCGGCAGGACGGAAACGGCTTTTGCGCCGGGGACAGTTCCACGGAAGCGCTCCCAGATAGAACCGTCAGGACAAATCTGAATGGTTAAGGTCTCATCACCCTGCGGCATATCTACTTTCGGCAAATATATGCCCATTTACCTGTCGCTCACTTTCTGCCAGGCCTGCGGAATAACACCGACCTGATACTCCACCGTTGCCGTCAGGTTTGTGTCGATGCGGATGATGATAGAGGCATCGAACGGTGCTTTATCCGCGCAGATAAGAGTCTCCACAGAACTGTGCTGGATCTCCTCTATGGCCAGCTGGATGGCGTCCTTAAGCTTGGCAATTGTCTCGTTTTTCATCTTCATATCCCTCCATACCTCTGGATTTCACTGTAGGGAATCACGTAAAGGCTTGCTCTGACAACCACTTGATTCGTGATATTGTCCATTTCACTGGTGACTCGAAATAAATCGCGATTCTCAGCTAGTCCATCGAGTACCTGCCTGACGGCGCCTGCTACCATCAGGCTTGCAATTGATTCATCATGGAATATTTCGTCTCGTGAAAACCTCTGTTTGCTCTCAAGCTTGACCGGCTTAAGGTTTACCTTTTTCATTTCCATTTGAATTCTCGGATGAGCGATCTCGTGCTCCGCCCTTTTGTGCTCGAACAAGGCCAGCGCAAAGCAAATCAGCATTGCGATGGTCAAAAGAATCTCGCTCAGTGTCATTTCCTTCCCCTCTCTGTTCTATCAATTTTTGAATCATTTCCGTTGGTGGTGGTTCAAGAAGATACAGCTCTTTTATCTTGTCTCCTGACATGCCGTAAAGAACCGCTTTATCCAGGGCCTCTTCAAGTTCCCTTCTCGGAACGCCGACAACAACAACGATTTTCAAGTCAGCTCCTCCACATAACACCAGCTCTGTGGCGGGCGGGTGATTTGCAAGGCAGCATTACCACAGCCTCGCTGTTCGCTCCACATGGCGCAGCCCTCGCAGTACAGGCTTTCGGGGCAAGCACGGCGAAACTCGCTCATTTTTCGCGGCTGATCGTAGATCTTCAGCCCGGAGATGTGCCAGCCGAAGATGGCTTTCCCATCCCCGTACTCTGTGAGTTCGGATTCTGTCAGCCCAATCGCCTGATAGTTAATCCCGTCACTGAACGTTAATCCATTGAAGCTTCTATAACAGGTCCTCTCTCTTCTGATTCCAACCAGCGCATATCTACTTATCTCATCACACATGAACTCGCCGATGACCTTTCCGTTTCCAATTTGCTGCGAAGGTCTGCAATAGATCAGAGGCGCGTCTTTTGTACAGTAGACATAGCACTTGATCGGGGTTTCGATCTTCGGCCGCGTCTTGCGGACTTCAATGGTTTTCTTCCCGCTCGCAATCAGTTCACACCACTTAGGCCGGATGGAGATAAGGACAGCTTTGCTCATTTCCTTCCCCTCCCGGCTTTCGCCCGTTCCCCGCCTCCGGTGCTCTGCTTGTAGCGGATTCGCACCGGCTGCAGCTCGTACTGACTCAGGTTATAAAACATGTGGCAGATCGCGCAGCGCCCGGCGCGGGCGGATCCGGGGATCTCCCGGAGATGGTAGGTGCTGCGGCCCATCTTCCCGAAGAGACCCGGATCCATCTTTTGAGCGCAGCCAGCGCACAGGCTCAAATACGTGGCGCCCACCAGCTTCACCTCCCGCTCTGGACGTGATACTGGTCAAAATACCGGCTCTTGCGCTTGCAGGCCTCGCAATAGGGCTTCTTCTCGGTCGTGGCCTTGACTACCTTTTTGATCCGAACGCCCGGCGCGGTTTGGTATGTATCGGCGCAGGCCTCGCATAAGGTCAGGATCGTGTTCACTGTCCCCACCTCCAGTAGTGCGTCCCACTGCCCTCGGCGAACACGTCTCGGAGGCAGATATCGTTTCGGCTCCAGTTCATGAAGACATACTCGGCACTCACCGGCCGGTGGCTGTCCTTGTGCCAGGCGTCCAGCTGCTCCAGCGCAATCTGGTACAGCGGCTCCAGAATGGGATTTGTCTGATCATAGCGCATCCACTGAGACGGCTGCGCGATCACGTCGGCCAGGTTATCGGGATAGTTGGTGTTGTCCACACGGTTGAAGACGCACCAGCAATAGGTTTTCAGATCATCGGTGCTGTTGTCCTTGACTCCGTAGAGGACGCGGGCCAGGCTCTCGGCTTCCTGCCGCAGCTGGATCGTATAGGGATCCGTCTCATACGCGGCAATGGCGGCCTCCTCCTGCTCGATCTTGTAGTCCTCCAGCCAGCCCCGGTAAGTCTCCAGGGCCTGCTTCTGGCCGTATCGCTCGGCGGCGATCGTCCAGGCCAGCAGCACCAGGCCACAAAGCAAGTACTTCCCCATCAGGCCGATAAACCAGCAAAGGCGTTTGTTGGCTTGGATCCGTAAGAACATCCCTTTGACCGCTTCGGTAAAGGCATGGCTTGTCCGTTTCATTCCTTCAAGTAGCATCATTTTTACCCTCCCATAATGTGAGTTGCGATTCCTTTGGTTTAAAATTCATCCAAAGCCCCTCTCGCCGCTTTGTGGCCGTCTGAGCCATTGTTGTTATTTCGTCCCGGTACCAGTCTGACAGCAGTTCTCTATAAAGAGCGCTGTCATACCCTGATAAAATCACCGGCCCTCTGTGTTCTTTCAGCACGTTGAGCAGATCTACATGATCTTTCTCGGTCATCTCATGACGGTATTGTTTTCCGTGTCTTGTTCCGAGTAAATACGGTGGATCCGCATAGATTAAAACATTCGGGTAATTGAATCTTTGAATTACTTCCAAGGCCGGACGGTTTTCAATCTGAACGCCTCGCAGCCTTTCCGCTGCCATACGAATCCGCTCCGGCGTCTCACACCAATCTCTCGCGGCATAGGCACGCTCACGCCCCTGAATGTCATTTTTCCAGCCAACCTTGATTTCATTTGTACGAAAGCCATGCCCCATCATCATTTTCGTATAGAAGATCACCGCTCTCTGGAAACTGTCAGTTTCCGTCTTGTATGCCTCAACCGCACTGTCATAGACCTCCCTGGCATATGGCGTCCAGTAGATAGCCTCTGAAAGTCTTTCTGGATCTCTGCGGATCCAGTCAAACAGATTGACCACGTCACCGTCTAAATCGTTTACGGTTTCTATGCTGCTTCTTGGTTTTTTGAACAGCACTCCGCCGGACCCGAAGAACGGCTCAAGGTAGCTATGATGCGGCGGCATGTGCTCAATGATCCACTGTGCAATCGACCACTTAGCGCCTGGGTATTTGAAAATGGCTCTCATACAGCTATCCTCTTTAATGCACGTGTATTGTTTCTGTGTCATAATCGTCAAACATATTAAACTGCCCGACCAGATCTGTGTCCGGCCGATTCTCCCAGCCCACGCCGATCCAGTCCAGCACGCGGCCCCAGCCGTACTTTTCACCGGTTTTTTCATCGGTGCAACAGCGGTACATCCAGAATTCCCATTCTTTCGGGTTTTGCTCCCGAAGAAGATCAAAATGGTGTGGCCTTCCGTCCAGATGAATCCCAAATCCGCACATGGAGCAGCCTGTCCTCTGGGCTTTTGTTGTTCGGAGCGTCCCGTCCGGCTCTCGTACGATCTCCCCGTAGATCTCCGGAACATGAACCTTGAGATCCAGCGCAAGCTGCAGAAGATCCTGCCGATAGAAGTAATTGAACGGGCAGCTCCTCGCTGTGGATTCTCCGACGTAGTTGCAGCCGTGCGCCCGTAAGGAATACTGACGTCTCCCGCCTTCTGACTGCATCAGCCCCAGGAACGGCCAGATGTTGTGCTCCTCTTGGTAGAGCTGAACCGGCAATTCTTTAAGCCAATAGCAACACTGATCGGAGACCTTGAACGGCGCAATCTTGCACTTGAGATCTGGCCGCATATCTGCATACAAACCTCCGAAAAGCTCAACCCAGGTATCCGGAAGCTTAAACTTCTCATTATGCTTATATCCGCCCCAGGCTCCTTCATCGCCGGTCATGTATGCTCGAATAATCGGTGACGGATCGTCAGGCACCTGCAGCCTTGCTATCTTCGCCGCGGCCTGCTTGGACACCACTGGGAAACCATACTCCTGGAGGATCTGAACCTTGCTCTTGAGCGGCTTTACCGGAATCACGCCCATTTCTTTATGTACCTGCTGAATGCTGCGATCTTCCAGAATGGATACTGAGATCCCGGGCACATCCTCATGCAGGGTTTCCCTCGCCAGTGCAAGCAGTGTGATACTGTCCAAGCCGCCCACAGAGACGGCGTAATTCTTTCCGTTCTCCCAACAGAAGTCCGCCCATTCCCGGATCCGGCGCTTGGCCATGTTGACTTTTGCCCCGTATGGGAGCGCCATGCGCTGGGCATTCAAGGCAATTCGCTCCGTCTTTTCAGATTTGGATTCCCGTTTCTGTCCGGGCTGCCAGACTTTTACCATATCGCTTCCCTCTTAAGCTCTTTCATACAGCAACTGTCCTTTTCAGTTCTTCCATTGTATGAAGCTCGACCGCCCACTCCGGGAAGTTGGCCCGCACGACAGCCGCGGCCATCTGAGGGCATACGGCATTGCCGCAGCGCGCCACCTGGGCACTCTTGGGGTAGGGCTTGCCGGTATAGTCCCGCTCGATGATGTAATCCGACGGGAAGCCCATAGCTGCGTAAAGCTCCTTCGGCGTCAGCATCCGCATGGTGATGTCCGAGAGGAAATACCAGGTTCCGCCGATCCGCAGCAGAAGGATCTCGTCGTCCGCGAGCGTATAGCTACAATACTTGTTAAGCAGCGCCCGGATCTCCGTCCAGTGTCCCAGCCACCGAGAGCAGAAGGGCGCCTCAGGTTCGTATTTCTCGATTCTCACCGCTGCAAGGCCGAATGTTCCGCCGCCGCATTGACGGACTCTCCCGGCGCTTGCAGTGATCGTCCTCAATGGCCTGTCCGCACGCTGCCCTATGTCCTGGCCCTTGAACTCCATGACATGGGCGGCAGTCAGCGCGTTATGGTCGATAGCCGTCACCGTCGGCAGCGGATCAGACACCTTCGCGCCCACCACACCGCCGAAATACTTTTGGATATGTGTTGCCACCAGACTGTGCCGCGGCTCAACCGTGATTGTAGAAAGTGGCTTGTCTGCACCGTTCCCGGCGCACTTGTAGCCGCCGGCAAAATACTTGTCCAGATGTACCGCGGTCAGCGCTTCCCGGTCATGCCCGGTGACGGTGTGCATCGGGTCCCGGGGCTCCAGCGGATTGCCGTTGCCGTAATACTCCGTCAGATGCGCGGCCGCGAGGCCGTAGCGGTTGGAGGCGTCCACTGTCGGGAGAGGCTTGTCCTGGTTGTTCACCCGGGCGTTTTCCTCGCCCTGCTCCGTGTGATACTGCATCAGGTTGGCCGACGCCAGTACCTGCCCGCCGGCTGTCCGCACGGTTCCGATGGGCTGATCAGCAGACGCGCCCACGGATCCACCGGTGTTGGAAAATGTGTATGGTGCCACCAATGGCTCTACCAAATGCGTCTTGACCGTGGAGACCACCGTCGGCAATGGCGCGTTGATGTCGTGCACTCGCGGTGCCTGTCCGGCTCGCTCTCCGTAGCCGACGGGGATCAGAAACGGGTCCCCGCTCTTGATGGTGTACTTGTCCACGCCTCGGATCGCTCGGCGCTGAGTATTCTCCGCCAGCGGCCGCACCACGTTGACGCCGTACTTCTCCTTGATCTCTTCCTTCGTGGCAAAGATTGAGTACATAGGGAGGGAGAAGTCGATTATCTCCGCCGCCGCCCGCCAGGGCAGCAGCTTCCCGCTTTTGACCTCTTCGCTATCCTTCGGCGCGTGGGTACGTTCCGGCCAGACGACGGGCTTTCCGTCGCAGCGGGCAACCAGCACAAAGCGCTTGCGAGTAGTCGGCGCGCCGTAGTCGGCGGCGATAAGCTCCCGGTGTTCAGCCTTGTAGCCGAGCGCTTGAAGCTGAGAAAGCCACTTTTGAAAGGTCTGTCCGGCCTTCTTCTTGACCGGCTTGCCCTTGCGAACAGGCCCCCAGGTGGTGAACTCCTCCACGTTTTCGAGGATGATAACCCTCGGGCGAACTGTTCCGGCCCAGCGCAATACGATCCACGCGAGACCGCGGATATTCCGGTCAACCAAGGCCGCGCCCTTCGCCTTTGAGAAGTGCTTGCAATCAGGAGAGAACCAGGCGAGCCCGACCGGACGGCCTGCGCAGACTTTTTCCGGGTCTACGTCCCATACGGATGCTTGAAGGTGTTGCGTGTATGGGTGGTTGGTCTTGTGCATCAGAATAGCCGCCGGGTCGTGGTTGATGGCGATAGCCACCGGCCGCCCGGTCGCAAGCTCTATGCCAGTGCTTGCCCCGCCGCCTCCGGCAAAGTTGTCCACGATGATTTCATCTAACAAGTTTATCTGTCCGTTCATTCTCTCTTGTCATTTCCGGCCCTGTGAGGTATACTGTTCTCACAGGATATGTTTGTAACCTCATTCATTTCCTTGGCCGTCCCGCCGCAATCGGGGCGGCCTTTTTTATTCTTCCTGTTCTCCGACCACGGAGAACACATCGACATCCAGGACAACGGTCACCTGCACCACAAACAAGCGCCCACACCCTCCGCAGCTCAGAGCTGTCAACTGCTCATCGTCATTCGTTACATCGATGTTTTCCACTCTCTTGCAGTAGGGGCAACGCGCCCTTACCATTCTGTCCACGCAAATCACCTCTCCTTTCTCCGGCACCAGGCCGGGCGCTCGATCCGGGACGGGCTGCAGATCGGCGAGACCGCCACCACGCGGCGCCGTCCGAGGGCCGGCTTTTCCGGGTCACAGCAGAGCGCCACATGAAGCTGTGGCCATCTCTCAAACTGCAGCTCCGCGCAGCCGTCGCAATTCTTATGCCTTCCCATGGTTTTTCCAATAGGGCGACGGAAGGCCGCGGCGCTGCCGCCACATGCAGATCGTCCTTGGCGAAGTGCCGACGGCATCCGCGATCTGCCGATCGTTGGCCCCCTGCTCATACATGGCCCGGGCCGCATCCTCGTTGAAACTCAGGTGCCGGTGTGCTTTCCATGGCCTGGAGCCGTCAAGCGTGATCGCAGGGCGTGGAAGACGCTTCCGCTTCCCCTTTTCAAAAAACGGGCAGTTTTTTGGCCGCATCAGTTCCTTGGCCTCGGGCGTCAGCCTGGTGACGCCCAGCATCTTGTATACCTGGGCCAGCCGCGTCTTATCGTTCAAGACGGAGTAATTGCAGCCCAGGGTCTCCGTCCTGTATACGCACTTCCGGTGGCACATATCAGTGTCCCAGGAACGACGCGGCCAGGAAGTCCAGCAGCGTGGCAAAGACCACCTTGTCGTTCGCTTCGTAGAGATCGGCCAGGTTTTGCCGGGTCTTTTCCTCTGTCCGACCCGTCAGCTTGGCAACAGCCTTGATCAGGTGCTCCGAGTGGAAGCGCACCGGGTAGGCGTCGCCGGTGCTTTTATTTGATTCGCCCATCGTTCTCTCCTTCTCTACAGCCGGGCGTATTCGTCCGGATGCTGTCGATAGTATTCATTCATGCTCCTGGAGAGGCGGCGAGCCATATTCTGCCGGAAGTTTTCCCGCTCTTCTTCAGACAGGGAATCAAACGGGACAGCCTCTCCGTTATCTTTCAGTACATAACAAACGAAAGTCAGATCGTTTTTCCGTCCTGCCATCAGGCTCACCTCCTTCTTCCACCTTATTCAGCAGGCCTGGCCATCTTTCAGCCGATGGCCTCCTGCCGTTCGACCTTTCGTTTTTTGGTGATGATCAGCTGGCCCTTGCTGTTTTTGCTGATCTTGGCGTCGGTGTAGCAGTCCACCCTGACGGTGACGGCCTCCACCGTGTCCTCCCAGACATAGTTCACCGCGACATTCAGCAGCGCCTTCAGATCGTCGTCGAAGCCTTCGAACATGGTCTTGAGCCTTTCGTCGGCCTTATCCAGAAGGCGCTTGCGCTTGGCGTCGTCACAGTCGCATTTCTGGGCCGCCCACTCGTTGGCCTCGGCATAGGTCTCCGCGTCGATATACAGCGGCAGCGTGTAGATCTTCCCGCAAAACGGGCACTCGCCCGCAGCGATCCGGGGCGGCTCGGTCTGGGTTTTGATTTCATCCATCGGTTTTCACCTCCCCTCTTGCCCCCTCCCGCTCGACGTGGTATCTTGTCGAAGGAAGGAGGTGAAATCTTTGAAGAAAAACAGAATAATCCATCTTTCTGCAACGGATGTTGATGCTATCTTGGTCGCGCTCGGTATAATCCCCTATGCCGATTTCGACACACCACCTGAGCAAATGGAACTGAACTGTTTCCTTGCCCAATCAGCTGCACAGAAACTGATTGCTAAGAAATCTGATCTTTCACCTAACGAAACCCGAATCATTGGAGCAAGCGTAATCCTCGCGCGTGATTGTCTGTCCGGTTTGGCTGACATCTCTATTCCATCGTCATTAAGGAACAATCTTCAGCCGTATTTTTTCAACTACAATCGGCTTGCTCCCCAATATGACGAAATCAATCATTTGAATTTAAAGGATTTGGATTATCAAATGTGATTTTAAAAGGCAACTCTGTATCTAAGGGCAAATTCTGGTTTATCATCCTGCGAAGCTTTTCCTTTTCCGCAGCTTTGCAGGATGGTTTTTTTGTTTTCTCCGCTTCAATGTTCGGGAACTTCATGCTCCCCTCCTTCTTATGCAGGTTCCGCAGTTCCGCACGTTTCGTGCGGTTTAGGATTAAAAAAAATATCCTCTACGGAAGTCCGATAAAAACGGGCGAGCGCGACTTTCGTCTGATCTCTCGGGATTCTCGCTCCATTTTCATACATTTGAAGAGCGGACACTGAGACTCCAACGGCTTCGGCTACATCAGACCGCGGCGTCTCTCCTCTGAGCTCTCTGAGCCTGGCCCCGATTTCTGCATTGCTCATATATTTCACCTCCCGCACGTTTCGTGCGGTTTCAATATAGCATGCCTATTTTCGTTTGTCAACACATTTTGTGTTTTTTTCATCTTGCGTTTTCACACGCTTCGTGTTATAAATAAATCAGCGAGGTGAATACAATGCCATTTGGAACTGTTTTAAAAGCTCTCCGCACTCGAAATAAAATGACTCAGAAGGAGCTCGGGGATGTCCTCGGCATATCTGAGAGCACTGTCGGCATGTATGAGCGCGGGCATCGGGAGCCGGCATTTGAGACGTTGGAAGCCATTGCTGACTACTTCAATGTAGATATGGACTATCTTACCGGCCGAACTGATGTGGAGCGTATGTATACTTTCTCACCACAAGCATCCACAGCCAAAAACATCCTTCCTGTCCCGAAAATGCACTCTATCCCGCTCCTTGGCACAATCGCCTGCGGTGAGCCGATCCTGGCTGAAGAGAACCTTGACGGTGAAGTAGCTAAACCTGAACATGTGACCGCCGATTTTGCTCTCCGCTGCAAGGGGGACAGCATGACCGGCGCCCGGATCCTCGACGGCGATATCGTTTACATCCGGCAGCAGCCCAGCGTGGAAAATGGTGAGATCGCCGCTGTCCTGATCGGCGAGGAGGCCACCTTAAAGCGCGTCTACCGCTACCCCGACAAGATCGTCCTGTCCCCTGCCAATCCCGCCTATGAGCCTTTTGTCTATACCGGAGAAGAAATAGAGAACATCCGCATTCTTGGTAAGGCCGTGGCCTTTACCAGCGCGGTGAGATAGAAAACGGAGGTAAGAATCATGGCACAAAAAGTCTGCCCTAAGTGTGGAAGCGCTAACATCGATATCCAAATGTTTAAAGAAGATCTCGGCAGTCAGACGTTCACCACAACCAAATCCAAGTATAAGCAAAAGGGTCATGGCCTTCTATGGTGGCTGTTCATTGGCTCATGGTGGTGGATTGTTGACCTCTTTATGTGGCTGTGCTTTTTCCCTCTCCGGCTTATCATGCAGTTATTTAAAAAGAAAAAATACGTCGGGAAATCTACCAGTGTCAGCACGACTGTAAACAATGTAGAATACCGCAGTATGTGTCTCTGCAAAGACTGCGGATATCATTGGGACGCTTCAAAGGGTCTGTCCGGATCCCGCTCACGTTCTTCTGACCGCTCTTCTTCCTCTCGTTCCTTATCATCTGGACCATCTGGAAGCCTGGAAAAGGAAGACTTTACCGTTGTTGGCCTCAAATATTACGCAAAGAATTTCCGGCAGCTCGCGTCCCTCAATCCCGACTACGATCTTCCCGATGATGAGTTAAAAGAGTTGTTCGCCGCGAAGCGGAGAATAAGCCAGTATAATTATATAAACAAACCGGTTGAGCTTGTTCCCGAACCAACGAATGAACATGATCCCCATGCCGTTCAGGTATATATCAATGATTTGCTTGTCGGCTATATTTCTTCCGATGATAATACCCATGTTCTGTCTCTCTTGAAGCGTGCCAAAATTAAGTATATTTCCGCTTTTGTCCGTGGTGGTAAATACTGCTATCTTGGGAATCTTGATAATATCCTTGAAGAAGAGGTTTCTCCGAGCATCACTGTCCGTATTGCTTATAGCAAGTAATAAAAAGTCCCCGGCGTGATCCGCCGGGGACGCTTTGCAAAGAGGTGAACCGATGAAGAATGCAGCTGCCTATCTCCGTGTCAGCACAGAGAAGCAGGACGAATACAGCCTGGACAGTCAGCTGAAGCTGATCCGGGACTATGCGGCCAGGAATGACTATATTGTGCCGGATGAATTTGTTTTTGTTGATGACGGCATCTCCGGCCGCAATGCGAAGAAGCGTCCCGCCTTCCAGAACATGATCGGGTGGGCCAAGGACAAGAGCCATCCCTTCGACGCGATCCTGGTGTGGAAGTTCTCACGCTTCGCCCGAAACCAGGAGGAAAGCATCGTCTACAAGTCCATGCTCGCCCGCTCCGGCGTAGAGGTGATTTCGATCAGCGAACCGCTGGCCGCGGGACCGTTCGGGTCTCTGATCGAGAGGATCCTGGAATGGATGGATGAATTCTACAGCATCCGCCTCTCCGGCGAGGTCAAGCGCGGCATGTCCGAGAAGGTCAGCCGCGGCGAGGTCGTCACGATCCCCTCCTTCGGCTACGATATCGTAAACAAGAACTATCAGCCGAATGCGGACGCCGATATTGTACGCCGGATCTACCGGGATTATCTTTCCGGCGTCGGCATGGGCACGATCGCCCGGCAGCTCGGCCTTGATGGCGTCCTGACGCGGCGCGGTAATCCGCCGGATAATCGGTGGGTGGAGTACATCTTGACAAACCCTGTCTATATCGGGAAGATCCGCTGGACAAAGGACGGCAAATCCAATTACCAGCGCGGCGGCGACAGCTCACGCAGCTATCTCACAGATGGCCATTTTGAGCCGATTATTCCCGTTCCCACTTGGGAGGAAGTCCAGGCCATGATCGCGGAGAAAAAGGCAGGGCGGCCAAAATATGCCCGCTCTGAGCAAAACGCAGACTGGATGCTGAAAGGGCTTTGCCGCTGCTCCGCTTGCGGATCCACGCTTGTCTATTCCTCCACGGCCTGCCCTACCATGCAATGCCATAAATACTCTCGCGGTCAGTGCCAGACTTCCCACGCATTAAGTATCGCAAAGGCGAATCGCCTTGTGATTGCCGCTCTGGAATATGCCGCTGATAATTGTCTTTTCTCTATGGATCCCAGCTCCTTGCCCGCTCCCGCTCTCGGCCCTGATTATGAGAAGCAGATCGCCGTTGAGCGCACAAAGCTCCGGCGCGTGCAAGAAGCTTATGAGGCCGAGGTCTACACACTGGAGGAGTTCCGCGAACGGAAAGAAAAGCTCTCTGAAGGCATCCGCCGCCTGGAGGAACAGGCTGCCGCTTCCCGGGCCGAGGCTGAGGCAAAAGCCTTCGATCCGCTGGACTATCAAAAGAAGGTGCGGAACGTCCTTACGCTGATCCAGGATCCCGACCAGAGCGAGGACGCGAAAAACACCGCCCTCCGCTCGATCCTCTCCTATATCGTGTATGAAAAAGCCGACCGCCGCCTCGCCCTTTATTTTTACCCGTGATATTATCGGTTTTTGCAATACGGTGGCCCGGATTGTAAAAACCGATAAGTTTTCCACATGAGCGGAAAGCTTATCGGCAATGACAGTATACCACTTTTCTCCAAAAACACAAGACGCCGCCCAGAGAGATTGTCTCCAGGCGGCGTCTTGTTTATTCTGTCTGTTTTTCGTTATTGATATCGGCTTTTTCGTTATCAGGATCGTCTTTCTCGTTATCGGGCGCGATATCGTGTTCCCTATCGTGCTTCCCGGTATAGACTGGCTCGCCTACGACTTCCTCGACTCCCTGATCGGCATCGAGTTTGCGCTTATAATCTTTCAATGATTTCTGGAGCCAAACCGGGACAGGCGCGCCGAGTCGGCCGGCATTTTCTACAATAGATCCGAGTTCTGTGATTATGTACCAAAACAAGACTACTGGGGTCACAATTGCTCCGAAGTCAATTCCTATCGGCAACTCAATCATAGATTTCAAAACATACAGTGTCACATCGCACGCTCCCGCCACCAAGACGGCGAGAACCTCTCCCCTTTTATGCCAGAGTCCATCTCTGGCAATATCCGAGGACCACTCTCCTGTTCTCTTTGCGGCCCACGTCCCAGAAGCGTAGTCCATGAGCATGCAGAAGATCCAAATAAGGACAGCCCAGCCAAGGCCTCCCCACAGGGCAGTCAGCGTGGCCACCACCAGGGCGATGGCTCCTTTAATTTCGGTTGCTTTGTCGGGTGCATACATGATTCTTTCCTCCTTAGTTTTATACATTCAAGCCGAGGCTCTTAAAAGACTTCGACCCTGCGACACCGTCCACGATAAGACGATTGCCGTCAAGGTCGAAGTTCTTTTCCTGATAATGACGGAGAGCTTTCTCCGTCGCATTGTCGAAGCTGCCGCTGCAGGTTCCGGGACTGTAACCATGCGCCTGCAGAAGCGCCTGCAGAAGCATGACGTCTGATCCTATCATGCCGAGGCACAGCATGCGCGGCGGCCAGATGGGTGTTTCGGGCTTGTCCTCTTCCGGCACCGGCTTCAGTTCACTTTCCGGCTCTGCCGCAAGAATCGCCTCGATCTCCAACGCCGCCTTATAGCGGTCATCCACGTTGTTGAAAGCGGGCCTCTCGTATTTTTTGCAGATCAGATCCACGCAGTAATAGAGATTGTCCGATTTCACCAGTTTCTCATAAACGAACGGGTATTCATGAAACAGCTCCCAGATGGCGAAATCCACTTGCATGGCCGGATCATCCAGGGCTTGTCCGCTGCGCCGCCAGAAATCGTATAGATTCAGCTTCCGCCCGCGCTCGGTATTGAAATCAAAAAACGTCCACTGAGCAAGGCCGAAGCCGATCTGATCCCGGGCGAACTGGTCCCGACTGATCGCGCCGCTTGTCACGGCGGCAACATAGTTATGGGAAGGGATTGCCGCCTCCGACAGATCACCCTGCTTGCGGAAGGCGTCAAACAGACTCTCTTTGGCCCAGTTGCCCTCCATCGCGAGCGCCGCCTCATGTGTGAGCCCGGCCCCGCGCAGCTTGTTATACGCAAGTCGGTAAGCTTTCATTTGTCTCTCTCCTCTCTTCCTGCTGCGACAAGCAGGCATGTCCACACCACGCCGACGGTAGCGCTCAGCGGGCAGATCCATAAAAGATTCAGCGGATTCATGCCACTACCTCCCAGTTAGGCGCGTACTGCGCTGGTGTATAAACATTCCCATTGACCTTCGATCGGTAAAGCACATCGCCCCACCAACCAAGCTCTCCCTCGTGGAACTGCGTGGTTACGTCGATCGTCTCCGGAATAACGCGGATGCCGTCACGGTACGCCAGTTCAGACCACAGTGTCGGGGCATGGTCGGGGTCGTTTTCTTCTCTGTCCCACAGCGCGGCCCCGTTCTTCATAACTTTTCCCTTCCAGTTGATGCGGGTGTGGGCTTCGATCAGAGAGCCGTCGTATTTGAGCTTAGGGAAAAGCTCGGCGCTCATAGACGCGTCGGAATCGGCGAGGGACGCGGCGGCTTTTTCAATTATGGCCCTGAGCCGCAAGGCTTTCTCTCGTGTAATCATGTCGCACCTCCGAGAATGATCTCAAGTGCCTCTTCGGCGGTCATCTCATGCGGCGGAAGCTCAACGAGATGCCACATTTGGACGATCTCGTTCTCTCGCTCGTCCCATTCGCTGTCGTAGTAATAGCCCTCCGGAGCGTCAGGCGGGTCGGAGTAGATCATGGGCTTAAATCCAGCGGCGATGAGAATCTCGTCCGTCGGGTTATAAATGATCACGCCGCCGACCGTTAGCTTTGCCGGAGCGAAAACGAAGGAGCCGTCCTCAAATTTCCCGTAGTACATTTCGTCCCCTCCCCATCAGAGCGTCCGCAGGATGAAGATTGTGCCACTAACCAGCGTGTTCGCAGCCAACGCAGCACCTGTATCATTTTTAATGCTAACCTGAGAGCTTGTCTGCCATGTGTTGAATGTACAGCTTACTACCTTACCATTTCCCACAGATAGTGTCGCCGTAACATAGGTGCTGCCCATAAGTGCCTTTGCCTTTGCAGAAATATCGCACAATTTTAAACTGGCATTTGCGGCCAATTCGCTCTTTAGCCGACCCGAAATAGTGAAGGAAGAAATTTCCGTTCCAACATTGGCATAAGCGTTGGGCGAACCTGTCAGCGCATTGCTATTGATGACAAAGTCACCATAGTCATCATCTAAATAAATAAACGGCGAATGGCTATCTGACCATTTTTCCACTTCGCAATAGCCATCGGACACGGACAAACGGTATTGCCCGTTCTGTGCAACGACAAAGTTGTCCGGCATTACCCATGCAGACGGGACGCTCAATGTGGGCGCTGTCTCGCCGCTGTGAAAATCAAACTGATAATCTCCAACAGACGGATCGGCTGCCGTGATGGTCAGCGCAGTCAACGCTCCGGTGAAGTGGTAGATTTTCCCGGCATCCAGAGCTTGTGTCACTGCCCCCGCCGTGGAGATCGTGACTTCGATCACTTTATCAGCTTTTCCCTCGTCAATCGTGTCCTGATCCGCTGCCGTACGATAGGTGGACGGGACGGCCTGCAAAGCCGTGTCCGCTTTGCCGAGGGAATCCTGTACAGCAGAGGCAAGGTCAGACTTGGGGATGCCAGTTGAGGGCTTGGTGTACTTCTGCCCGATCGCGGTCTCGTTGGCCGTGATCTGGGCGATCAGCGCCGCCGTCGCGCCGGAGTTGAGCGCCGCCACCTGCGCGGCGGTCAGCGGGGATTCGTTGACCCGGAACTGCGGCTGCCAGCCGTTGTTCTGCCCGCCTTCATGGAGCACGTAGATGTAGCGCCAGGCCTCATCGTCGTGGCTCTCATCGTCGGCCACGTAGGCGTAATCGTTATTATTGACGTAGTTTGCCGCGCTCGGGTCGCTCGTCTGCCAGGCGACGGCCAGCAGGGCCGCGCGGGAGGCGAAGGAGCCGCGGAAAAAGGCGGCGGCGCTGTTGATCGAGCTGTTGACGAAGTCCTTGTCGGCGAGCTGGTTCTGCGCGCTCGCCTGGTTGGGGATCTTCGCCTCGATCGCGTCCACGTCGTCCTGCAGCTGCTGCAGGTCGGTCCCCTGCTGCTGCTGCTCGCCCTGCAGTTCGGCGATGTCGTCAGCGTTGTCCTGGATCTGCTGCCGCTCGGTGTCGGGGATCAGCCCGGCGCCCTCCTGCGCGGCCACCAGCCCGAGCTGCGCCGGCGTCTTGTTTCCCTGGAGCGTCACCCCGCCGATCGCGGGCTTGTTGGAGAGGGCGGTATAGTCATCGGTGCCAGAGGCCGGGACATTGACCCGCGCCGTTTTCTTGCGCGTTACGTCATATTCCCCGTTTTCGGTAATTTCCTCTTCACCCTCGGGAAGGATAAATTCTGCATCCCCGCTTCCGTCCGCTTTCGGGATTGAGACCGTATCCATTCCCACATAGGTCTGTCCGCGGATTTCGATATTTTCCATGCTTTGTGCCTCCTATCGGATAAAAAGTGTGGATCCGACCGTAGAGATCTTTGCATATTCCAGCGGAATCGGCTCTACAATCACGTTCTGCTCCATGGTTTTCCCCGCCGTCTCCAGGGCTTGCTGCTCTTCCGCCGGCGTCACCGTATACGGCCCCTCGTAGCTCGGCCCGCTCGGGTCGATTCCGCTTGGGTCGTCGGTTCCCGCGCGGATCGTCCCGGCCTTTGCCCATACGGTTGGTATGACTACGGTCCCGGCGCTGTTTTTCCCATAGACGCCGATCCACAAGGTATCTCCGGCCTCGTTCAGCACTTCCGGCGGGATGTTCAGGGGTCCTGTTTCAACGGCTCTTTTTGCTTTGTTTCCCGACGCGCGGAAGACTGCCGTTTTCGTCAGCCCTTCCCACGCATCGTCAAAGGCAAAATTGACCGTGTACCCGACGCTTCCGGTTGTGATAGGATCCCCATCGCTCTGGCAGCAGCACGCCTCTCTCCCCCGCGTCCGAAAATACAGCATAATTCCACTCCTTCTAATTGCTGATCTTCCCAAAAATCACATATGTCCCGCTGATCCTGGCCACCAGGACGCGGTCGCCCGCGGCGAGCGTCTGGCCGGTCACGACGCGCTTGTAGCGCTTCGTGGTTGCCGACGTTTGCCCGTCAAGGATCAGCGTGGTCCCGGCAGCGCTCACGCTGCCGACGGTCGCCAGCATCAGCGGCTCCCGCGCGGGCGGCTGCGCGGCGATGTTGAAAAGATCATCCAAAATTGAACACCACCTTTTCCAGCTGGTGGGTCATCGTCCCGCCCGTCGGGGAGAGGACCATGGTCCAGGCACGCTCCAGGCAGAGGCCGGTCGTGCCGTGGTAGTTGAGCGCCGTGATGTCGCCGACGCCGAAGCCCGGCAACAGCGCCGTCTGCACGGTGATCTGCTCGCCGCCGAACAGGCTCTCGTTGCAGAGCCGGGTGGCGTAGGCCTCGAGCTCCTCCTGCGAGGCGACGTTATCGACCTGCACCAGGCGGCAGATCCGGCGGCCGCGCCGCACGGTGGAAAGCGGGCTCTGCGGGTTGACGTTCTCCGCCGTGGCTACCATGGCGGCGTCCTTGTCGGGGTTCGAGCAGACGCAAATAAACACGTTCGGCGCGCTGTAGATGTCCGTCTGCCGGTTCATGGTCGGCAGCAGCAGGCTCTGCACGTTGCTGCCGTCCAGCGTGTGGCTCAGATTCTGCACGGAGGGCTCCCGGACCG